TTAGAAATGTGTAGTCTTCTGAGGTTTTACTTTTGAACCGGGCATTGACCCAACTCTTGAGAGAACTTCATTCCATCCACCATCTGTTTTACTGTATACATCTCCAACTGCACTGACAGTTCCACCTGTACCCTGTGACCAATCTTTATCCCAATCAGGATTGTCCTTTCTCCACTGATCATATTGTTTCATAGACATAACAATCTCTTTAGTTTCCCCAGTCTTCAAATTTTTTACAGGATATGTTGGCATAATAAGTTTTGTTTGGTGTGTATTATTTATTTGGTAATAATAACTTTACGTTTTACCTTTTCTTGAATAGCAGCACTAAAATGTAGTGGTTTAGCAGTGCACATATTGCATACTTTTTCAGGTAGTATACTCTGATCACAAAACTTTGTCAACTCCTCATCAGAACAATCAACCGGCACTCCATCTACAATGTATTCCTGCCACTCATCTGCATCTTCCTGTTCTGTGACTGACAATAACTCTCTCAAATATGCTGTGTTAGGACATTTCCACAACTTGCCATTATATAATTGAGGATTAGGACAAGAGCAAGCATTATAACTTCTAGTAATATTATTATGATTGTAAGGGTAAACCTTATTATCTCTCTTCTTTATAGAATTGAACCACCTATCTTGACCGGTGTGATGTACGGTCACTAATACTTTAGGATGATTGAACTTCTTTATTATATCTTCTACCTCCTTTAGGTGAATACTTATACGTAAAAATACTCTTGGATTTTCTAATGCTTTTCTAATCCAGTCCTCATTTTTATGTAAAAGTAATCCATTAGTATAAAGATAAACAAGAGACTTAGTGCTTGATATGCATGTGTTGAGTATCTCCTCACACCTCGGATTGAGCAATGGTTCACCACCTATAACATTTACCCTACCAAGGTCAAGTCTTGGTAAGATGACCTCTATGTCTCTTAATAAAGCATCAGTATCTAATTTACTACTAGGTGCAAAGTAATTACTAAAGTGATTACATCCTTTGCATGACAAATTACAACCTATAGTTGTGTGCACATCAAGTAGTTTTAGTGAGGGCAAAGTATCTCCTAGAAAGATTTTATTTTGGGTTTGAAGTGAAGTATATATGCTGATCCGATAGCAGTTCCTCCATCGAAAGCGATGGGGTCAACATAAAAATTCAAATCAGGAAATTCCTTCAATAGTTTATAGTTTACCACAACATTGAGAAAACATCCACCAGTCAAAACAATATTATTACATTTTTTCGCTGCTATCTTTACTAATTCTAATGCCCTATCTTCCCAGTCCTTTTGAATGGTGGCAGCAGCATTTTCATTACTTGAATGTAAGTATGGTCCGTCAACATATTTTCCATACGGTGCAAGACCCATAACTTTTCCTGCTTCGTCTGGTCCCCACCCACATTTATCTGAAACTAGATCAAACTGTAATCCGATACCATGATCATCTTCTTTATTATATCTCTTATGCAACGTCTTCCAATGAAATCTCCTTCCCCGTTTGACATGAAAAATAGTTTCACATTCGTCTCCTTCCTCAAAATTAGACCCACTTGAATCAACAACGATGACTGCTGCTTCTTCAAACTCTGAATTGTAGAATCCACATGCAGCATGTGTCAGATGATGTCTGTCTCTGAAGTCATATCTCTCAGCATTTGGAAACTTCTTTTTGATTGTTGCAATATTCTTTGTGGTTATGATAGTCTTCATCTTATTTCTATTCCAACAAGCATCACTTATAGCAATTTTATCTACATCTTTTACTAACTTAATAAGTTTACTGCAATCAAAATCTCTTTTCTTTCTTGATAATCTTTCTGCTTCTAAGTATAATTCTATCTTCCCATCATCAAGAAGGCATATAGAACCATTATTAGATAAATTTACTCCTAAGATTCTCATGTCAGTCTCCTAATGATGAACTCTTATACATTCTTCTTGCCTCTGGAAACCACAGTACATGAATATCAGACTGCTTCCATGTATCTATAGCATCTTGAGGTGTCTCGACAAGAGGTTGACCTGCAAGATTGAATGATGTATTCAAGACCATGGGAACCTTTGTGTATTTGTAAAACTCTTCTATAACCTCATACAAATGTGGTATATCTTGCTCAACTGTTTGAACTCTACATGTACCATCTATATGAACCACTCCGGGAATCAATTCTCTCTTGTCTTCTCTTGTATGGACTGCATATGACATTGTAGGCGATCTATTCAGTCCAGACATGTCAAACCATTGATTTGCATGATCTTTCAATACAGCAGCAGCAAAGGGTCTAAAACGCTCTCTCTTCTTTACCTTATTGATTGTCTCTTTTGTACAATTATCTCTTGGATCATATAATATACTTCTATTTCCTAGTGCTCTAGGACCTGCTTCCGATCTACCATTGTAGACTGCTACAATCTCATCTTGCATGATGAATGTGGCAATCTCTTGTGAAGAGACTCTTATTGCCTCACTATCATCATATAAAAAACTTAGGTCGTGTGTTGGTCCTAGAAATAGATTCACCATTCAAGTGCTTCAGATACAACAGGGAATTGTTCTTTGAATATATCCTTACATGACTCAGCAATCTCCATGTGCTCTTTCTGAGTGCCATGTGCTGAACGTAAGTCAATATAATGTATCCAAGATCTAACTGATCCTGTCATATATATCCGAGTTGGGGTGCATAATGGTAAGACCATTCTTGCACACTCCTTTGCCACTCCTTCTTCAATCATCTGATTATAAAGACTCTGAGCAGAACTGAAGAGAGTAATCATCTGACGATTCAATTTATCAACTACCTTTACATCAAGATCATCTATACTATTCTGACGATTCTTACTATCTTGTCTACGTAATTCTGGTAAATCTATTTCACCTAACTCATTACTCTGTGCATATCTTTGAGAGAACTCTTGGAATGTGAAACTACGATGTCGTAGAATTTGTGCTGCGATGGCACGAGTAGTTTCAATCTCAAGTGTCATGTGTGCTTGCTCGAACACAGACCAATGCTGATGCTTTATGCAATATTTCAAGAGTCCAGAAAAATTTTCATTGTCTTGATTATTTGGATTAGATACTCTGGCAACGAATGCCATGTTCTTTTCAGCGTCAGGTGTCAGTGTTATTAATTGAACTTTCATTTGGTTGTAATGACTTGACAGACTTATGTAGTCTCAATTGTTTCTTTGCCTCCTTCAATGAATTTTTCATGTAGAAAACTTCTTTCTTAGAGTAAAGATGTTTATGTTTGAGTGCTGCCTTGATTAATTTTACTGTTTCTTTTGGTATATTCATGTATTATATTGGATAAAAAAAGGAGTGTCAAGCACTCCTAGTATTATGTTAGTATGCAATTATTTATCTGCTTTTATTCCACGATAAACTAATTGTTTTTGCTGAGGCTGCTGCTCTTGCTGCTGCTGTACACGAGTTTCAGTATCGTACTGAACTCCTCTGTATGTGACTTTTGCCATTGTTTTCTCCTAAAGTAATTGGACTTGTTAGATCCGTTCCTTCAGTAAACTTTTGCGTCCTCAATAAAGGATGAACGATCCGTTCCGAGTTACTTACTTGCGTCCAATGCTCCAAGGTTTGCAATCTTCTTCTGATACTTTAGTATAAAAGTAATCAATAAGATACTCTTTAGCATCTTGGATATGATTCTCATCACTGAGTATCTCTATCCTTGCTTGATTCCACTCTGCACATGACAACTCCCAGTGGTAAGCGTCATGATCAGCGAGGAGTAGTGCTAAGAGTGCTAAACCATGCATAATTGGATGAACGTAAAGGTATCATATCATACCAATTATATTTATGCAAGTATTTCCTCACAATTTTGTAACAAGTCTTTACTTTTTTTGTGTGGTTCTTTCTACCCAGTTCCTAGGATTGACTAGACCTTTCGCTTGAACCATGTTAACAAACTTACTACTCTTATCGTAGTAGTGATCAAATATATCAACTGCCTTATCTCCAATAGCGATATCAAAGAAATGGTCCTCACCTTCCTTGTACTCTATAAGGTATGCATTGTAAGGTAGTTTGGGATCGTCTGCTAATTTTTTGTCACACTTCTCATGAAGCACTCTGATCATTACTTATCTCTCCAAACAATATCATCAAAAACTTCTTCCACCAATGCTCTAGTGATTCTGTATTTTGATTGTAAGTTTTTATCTTTTACCAACATCAATAATTCTGCTTCAGATTCGTGTAAACTTTCAAGTAATTGAATGAACATGGTTTCTCTTTTCATCTGAGATAGTTTATCATTACCACCTCTCACATAATTGTAAAGAGTTCTCCACTCATGAACAAGACGTGTATGTCCACCAGAGTTGATGGGTGCTTCATTCTTTTTGTAAGGTACATCACCCTCTGGGATAGCACTTCTTATTTGTTTGTCAAAGTTCCATATCAATAACGCTTTGACATCATCACGTTTGTGTTGTGACAGAAGGTCTGCCTTTCCCTTCTTATCTTTCTTACCATGAACCGCTTTGAAGAGTTCAGATACTAAAGGATTGTCAGGTAGTTTTGCCATAATTAATCTTCAAGTTCAGTTTTATCGTCCCCGTCGATTCGGAATGAGATAATTTCATCGGGGATCAATTGCCCATTAGCATCAAACATTTCTGGATGATATGTGTATGCTTGGGAGTTGTTGTCATGTATATAGGTGCGTAGAATATATCCTAATATAACTCCTACTATAAGAGTGAGAATGCCTGTACATACACCAATTGTGATAAGTGCTGCTTCCATTTGTTTTCTCCTTGTAAGGTTTTCTATTGGAGGATGATTAGTCTTCCTCCGCATCAAGAGTTCTACTCCCTTATTTATTTCTCCTAGATCAGATTCTTCTCTTGGAGATATCTCAATGTCTCTTTGCATCCACCTATGTGTTTGTTATCAAGTTGAACCTGTGGAAAGGTAGCACCCTCCTCAAATTCTTCGTAGAACTGGGGGCGAGTGAAGTCTCTGTCCAGTTTGTACTCTAAGTATTCTATTTTAGTGGCAGCAAAAAGTTGTCTTACTCTTTCACACCACTGACAATTGTCTCTCGACCAAAGGACTGCTTTCATTTTAGTCTCATTACGTTTCCTGCTACAACAATTCTTTCTTCCTGTGAATGAACTGGATCAACTCCATGCCATGTCCAAGGAATAAAGAATATAATTTTACCTGATTGTTGAGGTTGAGGGTAAATTTTTTTACCACTGTGCATCTCCCAATAGAGACAATCTTCATCAGGTACATCAACAAAGTGAATCCATGAAAATAGATTCGAGCGATCTGGGTAGTGATGATGGGCACTTATGCCCTCACCCAGACTCTTTGTATATATCTGTGCCCAGATATGTTGATATGAATAGATCGCTGTTGGATCTGCTTCAAACAATCTTTGTTCTTCAAGTTCTTTTTTTATAATTGGACCGTAAATATGTAACAGTCTTTTATCTAGGAACTTTTGAATTGATTTTCCAGTTCTATTTTGAGAGGTGGGTGAATGATGATAACCTGTGTAGTATAGAGGTTCCTCTTTTTTATTTTTTCGAGCAAATCTATCTGTAAGGTAAGTGTCCCTTATGTATTGTTTGTCAACATCAGACAAATCAAAATCAATTGTATGAAAAATCATATACCTTGATCCTTGTGCCT